CGTACCGGGCCTGAGTAATTAAGCTCGATGTTTTCCTTGGCAGCCCGACGCTCTTTAGCGCAGTGCTCCTGCATATCGTATTCGCTTGGCCATTCACGGGCACAGCGGGTGCTGATCTCATCCTTCGGTGCGTTGGCGATCGCGGCCTGAAATCCGCGTTGCTCCTTCACGCAATGCAGGGCCATCGCATAGTCTGGCAACCATTCACCCTCGCAGCGCTGCCGGATCGGCCCGCCGTACCCGCCGAGCGCCGCGGCGGCCTGGCGTTGCTCCTTCTCGCAGAAGGCACGCATCTCAGCGTCATCAGGCCATTCGCCCTGGCAGTGAGCCCTGTGCTTGTTGTCGTCTGCAGTGGCGGGGGGGATAAGAGAAAAGGCCAGCACTAGGCCGAGCAGGACACTGCGCATCGAAACACTCCTTGTCTTGTGGTTTTGGATCAGTGGCTACGGGTGCCGGTGATGATGTACAGCACATCCGCCTCGCTGTGAGCGGCCAGCGCCTGCAGGTAGTCGATCGGCATCACCGAGGTGCCGTTCTCGAATCGCTTCTGCATGTAGTCGGTCTGGCCAGCCAGGTGCGCCATTTCGTGCACTTGCAGGCCGAGGCGCTTGCGCTCCTCGAGGAGGCGATCGCCAAAGTCGCGGGGGCGGTCATCGAGGTCGATTGCTGCTGCCATGGTGCTCTCCTTGTCGTGTCACTCAGCGGTGAGTGAGTCAGCCGCTATTTTTTCGTTTCGTACCGTCCAGCGGACTCAGCGAGCGCCGTGGTCAAGCGTCGTACTGCCGCCTGATCGCTATCGGGCATGGAGCGATAGTGGTTCAACACCTCGCTCTCATCGTCGGCCAGGCCGTCAGCCGTCACCGGCGTGCGCTGCCCTGTAAGCAGGTACAGCACATCCACACCTGCTGCGGACAGGCCTGAAAGATATGCCGCGTCGGGGCTCCGCTCATCGGCTTCGTACTTGCCCTGGGCGTTCGCTTTCACGCCGCCGAGTGCACCGAAATCCGCTTGTGAGAGGCCCAGCCGCTTCCTTTCTTCGCGCAGTCGTTCGCCAAGACCACTCATATGGATAGAAATTCCCGTTGACACCACTCAATTGAGTGGTAATCTGTCGCCACATTGAACGCATTTGAATGGTTTTGAATGATGCCAGCCACACGCACCCCCAAACAAGCGAAGGAATGGCTCGCCAAGCAGGGCAAGACCGTCCAGGAATTCGCCCGCGAGCACGGCCTCGATCCGTTCACCTGCTACCAGGTGCTCTCCGGTGTGAAGAAGGGCACCCGTGGCGAGTCCCATCGCGCAGCTGTGCTGCTGGGCATCAAGGAAGGCGTGGTCGAGGTGCCCGAGGAGTACGGGCGCCGCGCCACTGACATCGGCGCCGTGATTTCAAAGTAATGGCAACTGGCCCAGCGAGAAACCAGAAGATGAAGCGCACCGTTCTAGATACCCGCCGGCAAGTGATGAGCGCTGTGGTGTGCGACTACCCGGGCGGGCGCGAATGCGCTGCAGCCCGTTTGGGCCTGCCGCTCAAGAAGCTGGACAACCATCTGTACGAGAACGCCGGCAGCCGCCCGCTTTCGGACGAGCAGATCCACATGCTCGAGCAGCAGTCCGGCACCACGCATTTCCCTGATTACGTCGCCGCGCTGTATGGCGGGTTGTTCGTACCGGTCGCCAACCCGGACGAGCTGGACAACATCGAGCTGTTTGAACGCTGCATGAAAACCGCCGTCAAGCGCGGGGCAGTGGACCGGATCATCGCCGAGGCGCTGGGCAACGGCGAGATTGATGACGGGGAGGCCCGCGCCATCCTCGACGCCCACCGCCAGCACATGGCGGCGCGGCACTCGGAAGTACACGCGGTAATCCTGCTGCACAAGGCCCGCGAGCCAGGCCAGAACTAAGAAGTAAGCCGCGTTGCGGTTTGGGGAGGGGAAGTGAGCGTAGCCAATAACGGCGGATACAAATGCCTATGCCCGGCCTGTGGCCAGCGCATGCGCATCCGCAACAGCGAGGCGCAAACGCCGACGTTCAAGACGATGTACGCGCAGTGCATGAACATGGCCTGCGGCGCGACCTACACCGGGTCGCTGACATGGGACTACGCGCTCAGCCCGTCCGGGCTGGATGCACCACGCGTGGTACTGCCGGTGGCGCCTTCGGTGCGCCGCATGCAGGCACTGCGCGACAGCCGCGAGAAGACCGATCAGCTCGACATGCTCGACCAAATGGAACCGGAGGTAGCAACCGCATGAACGTCTCGACCATCAACGACGCCCAGGAATATCGGGCGAGCATGCAGCGCGCCGCGCTGACCTTTCTGCAGCGCCACCAGGGCGAGCACCTGACTGACGATGGCCACCTGTTCGCGCGTGCCGTCAGCTACCTGGTCAACGGGCTGGACGTGCCGACCTTCATGGCGGACCGCCTGGTGCACTTGGCAATGAGCGAGCTGGAGTGCCGTAAGCGCACCGCGATCGGCATCAGCTATGGCACAGAGGACGCGACTCGCGTAGCGCTGCGGAGTCTTTTTTCGGGCGAATCGGTATTAATCCCCCTGCGCCACTTGCCGGCGCGCCTGCAGCCGCCCGCGGCGCCGCTGGCTGCAGCAGCCACTCACTGATCACCCCCTGAATTGACCCAAGCCCATGCCCGCCTTTGCGCGGGTAGGGGAAAGTTGCGCCCGAACGGTGGCCCCATGAGTACAGACGTTTCCATTCAAATTCAGCTAAAGCCTGCCCAGGCCGAGGCCTATCTGCGCTGGCTGACCAGCCAGTACGAGCAGCTGATGGCTGCTTGCTGGTACGACGACCGCTACCGCTACACCCCGCAGGGCGAACGCGGCCCGAAGATCCTGCGCGACCACCCGCACATCGCCGGCCTCAACCGCACCATGCGCGAGCTGGTGAAAGCACGCCAAGGAGCCAAGGCATGAGCACTCACCCAATGCCCGCCTGCGAGGCGCTTGCGGCCGTCCCGGCGCGTTACATGTTTAAGCAGCAGCTGGCTGAGCTGGTCGAGGCACGCGACTACGACGAGAAATTTCGCATGGTCTGCCGCCTGGGCGGCTATCTCAGCGCTCTGCTGGAGGGCGACGTGATCACCTGCGAAGAACACAAGGCGCTACGGGAAGAGATGCACGAATTCGTATGGGGGGCGGCCCAATGAAAGACATGGACCGCCAGATCCGCGAAGAGGTGCTGCGCCGTTTCGAGAGTGACTTCGGCCTCAAGCGCCGCGCCGGCACCGACTACATGCGCGGCGGCACCTGCCCGAGCTGCGGCAAGAAGGAGCTGTATTCGCGCTACGACCAGCCCTGGTTCATTAAATGCGGCCGCGAGAGCAAGTGCGGCGAGCAGTGGCACGTCAAGGAGCTGTTCGACGACCTGTTCGACGACTGGAGCAAGCGCGCACCGGTCACCGAGCAGGCGCCGGCCGCCAGCGCCGATGCCTACCTGCAGTTCGCCCGGGGTTTCGACCTGGGCATGATCCGCGGCTGGTACAGCCAGGAGAACTACTGGAGCCGCGAACTCGCCCAGGGTAGCGCCACGGTGCGCTTCACCCTGGAGAAGGGTGGCTACTGGGAGCGGCTGATCGACCGCCCGCACCGTTTCGGCAAGCAGAAGGCACGGTTCGCGCCTGGCCAGAGCATGAAAGGCTACTGGTGGTGCCCGCCGAGCGTGGACCTGCTCGAGGTAGATGAGCTGTGGATCGTCGAGGGCATCTTCGACGCCATCGCGCTGCTGCATCACGAACTCGACGCCGTGTCGGCCATGAGCAGCAACGCCTTCCCAGCCGAATCGCTCAAAGCCCTGGTCAAGGCCCGCGCTGAGGCCGGGCGCAAGCTGCCGAGGCTGGTCTGGGCGCTGGATAACGAGCCGGGCGCGCATCGCTATACCCGCCGGTGGGCGAAGATGGCCCGCGAGCTGGGCTTTACCTGCGAGGCGGCGCAGATCCCGCAGCGCGACCGCAAAGTGGACTGGAACGACCTGCACCAGCGCTGGGCCTTCATCGAGGGCGACGACAAGCGCGAGGAGCAGATCGAGCGCGACCTCAAGGAGGCCCGCTACCACGGCAGCCTGCTGCTGGCCGAAAGCGCCGCCGAGAAGGGCGCGCTGATGTTTGATTGGCGCCAGCGGCATGAATTTCACTTCGCGTTCGAGAACCGCCTCTACTGGTTCAAGATGGACTTGGAGAAGTTCAACAAGGCCAAGCAGGCGCTCGAAGGCAGCGAGCACCACGACGACCAGCTGCTCAATGATCGGCAGCTGACTGAAAAGGCGCTGCAGCAGTGCGGCGCCGTGGTGGAAATCGCCAACTGCTATCCGCAGGCGCTGTACTTCCAGCGCAACGAGGTGACGGACGAGTCCTGGTACTACTTCCGCGTGGACTTCACCCACGATGAGCCGACGGTGCGCAACACCTTCACCGGCGGCCAGGTGGCGGCGGCCAGCGAGTTCAAGAAGCGCCTGCTGGGCATGGCGGCCGGCGCGGTGTTCACCGGTACCGGCGCGCAGCTCGATCGCATCATGCGCGACCAGCTCTACGGCCTGAAAACCGTCAAGACCATTGACTACATCGGCTACAGCAAGGAGCACAGCTGCTACGTGTTCGGCGACCTGGCCGTGCGCGGTGGCGTGCTCGAGCAAGCCAACAAGGAG